TGGCCCGCGACACGGCCAACCAGTTCAAGCCGGTTGACGCAGCGCGAATGCTGGAGCGGCTGATGCCGGGTTCGCTCGGTCGCGCCGTGTGGTTGATTCACCCGACCGTGCTGCCGCAGCTGGTCCAATTCTCGGTTGGCAACACGCCCGTGTGGCAACCAAACTGGCAAGAAGGCATCGCGGGAACGCTGATGGGCATCCCGGTCATCCTGACCGAGAAGGTCAATCCGCTTGGCACTGCCGGCGACGTGTTGTTGGCGGACTTCTCGATGTATGCAGTCCAGCTGGTGCGCGACATCGAGATTGCCGCGAGCGCGGATGCCTACTTCGAGTTCGACCAGACGGCATATCGCTTGACGGTCTATGCCGACGGCACGCCCAGGGTGGTGGACCGCGCTAAATACATCGGGACGAACGTGGAAGTGAGCCCGTTCGTGAGGCTACAGTAGGAGGTGGATAGCATGAAGCCAACTGACTTCCTGACCATCGCTGGCCGGTTGCCGGCGCAGGCGATCACCGGCGCGACGGAAACAACTAGTGTGGACATGCAGTTGCTGCGTGGTGTGGCTGCTGTGTGCATCGTGGGTGCAGCTACTGCGCCGCCATCCTTTGCGATTCAGAGCAGCGCAGACAACACCACGTTCACCAACCTAGCCGGCAAGTCCGTCTCCAGCATCCCTGCGAACAGCGAGGCCGTTATCAACATCCGCGACGAGGACCTGCCAGCCGGTCATCGCTGGATTCGCGCGGCGGTGAACGGCACTGCAACGGTTGCCGTCGTGTTTATCGGCACGCTGGCGCGCAACAACCCGCCTGCTAGGTTGGCTAGCACGACTGTTGTTGACTGATGGCGTACGCGACGCTCGCTCAGGTTAAGCAATACCTGGGCATCACCGGGACGAGCGAAGATGCGCTGCTGACGCGGTTGATAGATGCCGCGTCAGCAGCCATTGACCGCTACACCGGCAGGCGTTTCACTGCGTCAACAGCGACCAAGCAGATTCGCCGAGAGCACATCGTCGGCGACACGTTCTTCCTGCCGGATGACCTGCGAGCGTTGACGCAGGTTTTGACTGACCAGGGCGACGTTCTGCTGCCAGCGGATTTCGTTCCTTTTTATCCGCCGGTCAGGGTGTTAAGGGTGAAGGCCACTGCACAGCACTGGAGCATCGAGTACACCGCAAACGTGACAGGGCAGTGGGGATTCACCGCAGCGCCGCCGGACGACATCGTGCAGGTGTGTGTCAGGTTGGCCAGCTGGATGTATCGCTCGAAGGACGCGCAGGTCTTTGACGTGACGGGCCAGGAAGGGTTGAATGCGCTGAACACGCGCTTGCCGCGAGATATAGCGCAGATGCTTGACCCGTATATCCTGCTCGAAGTGATGCCATGTTGAGCGCCGTTAATGCCGTGAGTGCATTGGTTGCATCTGTGCCGGGAATAGTCTCGGCTTACACGACCGTACCCATGAGCATCACTACGGCTGCGCTGCCAATGGCGATCGTCACGCCGGCTGGCGAGAACCGCCGGCAACACGCGCATGAGCTGGTTCGCATCGAAACGCTGGTCCGCGTGCGAATCGTGCACTCGCCGATTGCACAGGGCGTCACGGAAGCGCAACAGTCGGCACTCTATGCGCTTGCTGATGCGGTGATGGCGGCGCTCATGAGCGACGTTACGCTGGGCGGCCAGGTGGACCACATTGCTGGCTTGGATTCCGAAGAACCGAGCATCTACACGCTGGCAGGGACTGATTACCTGAGCGTCAGCATCTTGACAAGGGTGGTGGAGAAGATATGAGCGACAAACAGAAGCTTGGGAACAAGCCGGGAGAGGAGGCCATCAAGGTTGTCTATGAGCCAGTGGCGGAGAAGTGGCACAGGGTGTACTACCCCGGCTTGCCTTTTCTCCCGATCACTGACGATGAACTCGTTCAACTCGCAAAGGTTCACGCCTACGACATTCAGCTTGTCAGAAGCTTATACGCGATTCAAAAGGAGAAGGTGAAAGATGCCAGCGACTCATCTACGTAGGGTTCAGCTAGGTCAGCAATCAACTTTCGGCACTCCAGTCGCTGCCACGTCCATCTTGCGGGGCGTGAAGGACGGGAGCGTCACCATCAACCACAATGACGCGGTGGTTGAAGAGCTAGGTCGCTCGGTGAGTGACCTGATTGTCTTCTCGCAGCGACATGCTGAAGGGGAGCTAGAGCTTCAGACCACATACGAGGACATTCTCTATGGCCTATTCGGCCTATTCGGACCTGTCGCTCCGAGCGGTGGTGCGCGCACGTTCAACGCGCCGGTTGTTAACTATGCTGCACCTCAGATTTACACGATTGAGTACGGAGCGCCGGGTGCAGAGTACCGAGTGGTCGGCGGAATCATTAGGGAGTGGACGCTGCGCTACGAGGCAAACGCTGGGGTGACCGAGAACTGGGCGTTCATCGGACGAAGTGTGCAAGCGAATGCCCTGACCGGTTCTCTGCCGACGCGCATCGTGACGCCCGTTCTATCGCGTCATGCTTCGTGGTTTGTAGACAACATCGGAACAGCTCACGGCACGACGCCGATACCAGGCACGGTAATCGAGGCTGAGTTGACCATCGACACTAATCGGCACTTAAAGATGTTTGAGGGTTCTCAACCCCTTGACTGGGGCGAAGGGCGCTGGGAAGCGCAGCTGAGTATCACCGCGGAGTTCAATGCGACTGCCAAGGCTTGGGTGGATGCACTGCTGACGGACAGAGTTGCTCGCAACATCCGCGTCAACTTCGTGGAGACGGCCAGCACGCGCGAGTTGCGAATCGACTTTGTCGGGCTAATTGCCGAGTCCCCGGAGTTATTCAACGACCGCGACGGCAACATGACCGTCGAGATGACGTTCAGAGCGCTTGTGGCTGCGCCACTCAACAACTGGCTGCAAATACGAACCATAAACGGTGTTGGGACGCTGCCATGATTGACTTGACGAAGGTGCGAAGGATTGACCGGAGCGCCCCGGGGAGCTTCATGGAGTACGCGCGCCTACAAAACGTCATCGCTGAAGGCAACCTGATGGCTATCGCGCGCGCGCTGGAGAGCTACGGGGTTGATACCAGCCAGCTCTCGTTCAACGAGCTGGTGGACGTGGTTAAGCATATCGCAGGAGAGCCAGCCCCTTTATCGGCCACGAGCGCGACCGAGTGACCTTGCTGCTCCACCTTGCAGAGACCTGGGGCGTGCCGCCGTGGGTGCTTGAGCGCGAGCTTTCGCTCTTTTGGGCCGAAGCCGCGTGCGAGTACGAGCGTGAGAAGGCACGCCAAGTGAAACGCACGATGAGGAAACATGGCGGACGGTGAGATTCGCATCGAGATTATGGGTGACGCGCGTGACTTTCGGCGCGCGCTAGCTGGCGTATCAGACGACATTAGCAGGATACAGAAGCAGAGCTTCGGTCTAGGCGATGCGCTCAAGACCGCGTTTTCCGCAGCCGCAGGGATTCTCGCCGCAGGTGCGATTCAAAACGGCCTACAAGCACTCTCTGGTGCGATTGGTGGGGCAGTAGGTAAAGCCGCAGAGCTTGAGAACGAGCTTAACTTTTTACAAGCGGTGAGCGGCGCAACTGGCGAGCAGATGCGAAAAGTCTCGGAGCTCGCAAAGCAACTTGGTGCAGATGCAACCATCCCTGCTGCATCTGCGCTTGATGCTGCTAAAGCGATGACGGCGCTAGCAAAGGCCGGCTTAAATGTAGAGCAGAGCATGGCGGCAGCGAGGGGGACATTGCAATTGGCTGCCGCGGGACAGCTTGAAGCTGCGCGCGCGGCTGAGATTGTGGCCGGCGCTCTCAATGCTTTCAATCTCCAAGGCGACCAGGCTGTCCGGGTAGCGGATTTGTTGGCAGCTTCCGCAAACGCGAGCGCGGCTGACGTGACCAGCATGGCCGATTCGCTCAAGATGGCGAGCGCAGTTGCCGCGATGAGCAACAGGAGCATTGAGGAAACCATCACAGCACTTGCGATGATGGCTAACGCCGGCATCCAGGGTAGCGATGCCGGTACGTCCCTGAAGACGATGTTGCTGCGCTTGATTGCGCCGACAGATAAGGCTGCTGGAATGATGGCAGAGCTGGGCATCAAGCTGACCGACTCTAAAGGCAGGATGCTGCCAATGCGGGACATTGTCGATCAGTTCTCTCGCGCTCTATCGAAACTTAACGAGGACCAGCGCAATTTCACGCTCTCTACGATTTTCGGCACAGATGCAATCCGTGCTGCGAACATCATCCTCATGGCAGGCGTGGAAGCCTACGACGAGATGTACAAGGCCGTTACCAAATCGAACGCGGCAGCAGACCTTGCCGCAGCGCGCATGCGCGGGCTGAAGGGCGCGCAGGAAGCTCTAAACAATGTCGTTGATTCACTCGCTTTATCCTTTGGTGAGAAGTTGCTTCCGGGTTTAACAAATGTCATGGAAGCGCTTATATCTCTTCTAGAGCAAGACGAGTTTGTCGGGTTTTTTGAGAGGATAGGAGAGGGCATCAACAGTATTTTGTTAAAAATCGGTCGCTTTATAGAAGCTATAAAAGAAGAGCTGTACTTTGAACCCATCATCAACGCGCTAGCTTCTGCACTTGGGCTACTCTTTGAAGGGCTGGCTGGCGTGGTGAACACCATCATGCAGGCGATTGACTTTGAGGAGATAAGTGTAGCGATAGATGATGTTAGGATGGCAATCGGCCAGATTGACTTTTCGACTCTTCGTGATTCGGCGCGCATGGCCGGTGAAGAGCTAGGCCGGATGTTTATGCCGATTCGAGCTGGGTTGGCTATGCTCGGAGAAGCTGTTGCGCCGATTTTGCGAGGCATCTTCGACCAGGTAAAAATACTCGCTGTGCAGGCGTTCCCGATTCTCACTAAAACCTTTGCTGACTTAAAACCAGTGGCAGAGGAAGTGTTACTTGCCATTGGCCAGCTGTTGGTAGCTCTTGTGCCGCACATTCAGAACGTGCTAAGGGCGCTTGCGCCGCTTGTTTCGCAGATCGGCAACGCGCTACTTTCATTTGCTAGAAACTTCGGTGCTGTGATTCGAGAAGCGTTGCAGACCTTATCATCATTCATCCGTGCCATCGCTGCGCTGTTGCGCGGCGACATAGACGGGTTCTTTCGCTATCTTGGCGACAGCGTGAAGAACCTGCGTGAGTTAATGACAACTGCTATACGAGGAGCGGTGGAGACGATTGGCAACCTGATTGGCGTCAACCTGACCGGCGTGCTATCGTTCATCGAGAGGATTAACAACGCGCTGCTCAGCGTGCGCAATCTTGGTCTGAACGTGGCACAGGCGGTCGGCAATGCTCTCAGCAGCATTCGTCTTCCGTTCGGCGCAGGTGGACAGCAGCAACAGCTAATGACGCAGAACACGACAAACAACTACGTGCTCAACGTGAACGCAGCTTCATCGCAGGGCGTGATGAGTGACTTCGAGCTGATGAGGAGACTAGGATGGAGATAGCGCTTTTCCGAGGAACATCCATACTGACTACGCTGCACTATCGCAATGTGCCAGGTCAATACTCGTGGGTATTAAGAGACCTTCAAGGCGACCTGATGGACGAAGTAGAGGTGCTTACGCGCGAGGCGCTTGGCGGGCGCACATTGGTTGCAGGGCTACAAGGACGCGCGCGACGCATCGTCATCGTTCTTGACGTGCAAGGAACAAGCATGATGAACCTGCACGCAGCAATACGAGAGCTAGAGTCTCACGTGCGCTGGCGCAAAGAACCGCCACTCGCGTTGCTTGTTAGAACGCAAGCGACTGACTTGTGGAGCAGCCTCGGAGTCATACTTGAGCAGATGAGCGCGCAGTTTGAGGACGATCAGTATCGGGCCACGGTCACGTTACGCTTTGTGTGTCGCAGAGTCTATTGGCGTGAAGAAATCAGTACAGTTGCAGTATCCAACAACACGCTGACCGGCAATGCCTTCGTGGTGGACTTGAGCACGATGACCTTCACGCCGATCACTGGGATCACGGGGGGGATCATCAACATTGACTACCGACAGGCCTCAAACGAATGGATCATCTTTACAAATGACCAGGTGTGGCGCGCGCCTGCCGCAGGCGGCGCAGCTGCGCTTGTCGGTTCGGTTACAGATTCAACCACCTTGCGAGGCTGCGTGGCGCACGACGGAAGCATACTCGCTGTTGCACAAGGCGTGAATCAACTAGTGCGGTTTACCTACCCCTCTTCGTCGCCGACAGTTTTGGGTTCATTTAACGGCGTGCCTTTTCGTGTTAGGCGAACTGGCGCTTCTTATATATCTGTAGGCGAATTCAGCCAGTATCAGACTACAGCTGGCTTGGCGGGAATGGTCTCTACTGATGTCACAGGAGCGATTATCAGCGCATTTTCACCATTCCCGACCAGCGTCATCTTCCCCGGCGGTGGGAGAATCCGCGATGTGCTATTCAGAGACGGCATCGGCATCGCAATTGCGTATCGCGCGCCATCGCCATCGCAAAGCTGGGTTGCGGTGTGGAGCGGTCAGGTCTCGCCTTACTATGTGGCAGAAGGCGCGTCATCGTGGGGGCCTTTCGAGATTGACCAGTCGTCGGAAATTGACGACGTGACCATCTGCGCCGAATCCTCTATCCACTCTGGGCGCACGTTCGGCACGCTGTGTCGTTTAAGGAATCTAAGCGGCATCGTTCCATATGCCTACCCGACGGTGAACGTCGGCGGCGTGCAGGACGGCTGCGCAGTAGAGCGCTTCACATTTGCTACTAGCGAACCAAGAAAGGTATTCAGGCTTGGAGACGATGGAACGGCGATGCCACTTTTTGCGGCAAGCGTAAACAGCATCGCCATAAGACGGGTAAACAATCTCATGTGCGTCGGATACACCTCACCAGCCAATGTGTGGACGCCACTAACAGTTGACGTTAGCGCGATTGCAAACACTGGCACGACGGCAGAGATCGTGCCGCGGTTGGGCGGGCTTGCTGTGCCTGTGTTCAGTTGCTACAGCAAGGTGGACACGGAGATTCTAGGCGAAGTAATTGATCCGCAGACTCAAGCGGCAAACTACGAGCCGAAGTATCACAGCGGGGGAACGGTTACGCCGTTGCCAGGCACGAACTATGAGCGCATGTTCCGCGGGACGGCAAATGAGCAGGCATTTGCTTACTGGTTTGCCGTGGGTGGAAACGTGCCGTCAAACAACGTCACGCTCAACAGGTACAAGCATGATTGGCGCTGAGGTAACGCTTGCGTTAACGTCACTCAGAAGCCCGGGGACACGCACCAGTGCACTTGCGCTCAGTGGCTCGTTCGAGCGGCGCGCGATGGATGTTGCGGAGTGCGAGCTGGAGATAAGCGTGCGTGCGCCGAGCTATGAACTTAGTGCATACGGAGACGTGCTGATGGCGATGTTGCCCGACCGCAGAGAGTACTACTTTGTCACTGCGATTGAGCGGCGCAACACCTACTATGTCTTGCGCGGTGAGACGTTCCTTCGCTACCTGCGCGACTACTATCCTGAAAGGTACGCGGGCACAAGTGATGCGCAGTGGAACGGCGATGCTGCTGCGGGGGTGTTGCGCGCGCTTAGGCCAACAGAAAGCGTGCCAGTGCACTCAGGCGGGGTGAACTTCCGCGACTACTGGATTGTCACGCCAAACAACGTGCCGCCGAGCGTGGCTGTTAACACGTCGTTCGCGTGGGCATCGAGGCTTGAAGCTGCGCAGGAGATCACGCGGCTTGCGCATGCGAAGGGCTTTCCGTTGGTGTGGTGGTTTGAGTGCGGCAGGTGGTGTGCTGCTAAAGATGCGACAGGTAACTATGGCGTAGAACCGTCAATCGCTTTGGTGTTCGCTCACGGTCTGCCGTGCAATGGCTTGTTTCGCCCGCGCTGGGCTAGCTCTGTTAAGTGCGAGGCGTGGGTGTATGACAGAAGCCAGCCGACCGCAGGCGTGGCGCTGGGATACGGGCACGGACAAGACAGGGATGTAACCAGGGCGCGCGCGGCGCGCGGCCTATTCAACGGATGGACATACTGGGAAGGTCGACTTGATGGCCGGGCAACCGGCACGTCAACAGCAGCACAAGCTGCACTCATGCGCTGGCGACCGGTTGAAGCTGGGTCTGGGCAAGCTTACTCACAGGCGATGCCGCGGCTTGGAGATCAGGTGTTTCTTGTCGCGGGAGACCATCAGCGATGCGCCGGTATCGCGCACGTGGTAAGTGAGCGATACGTGGTTACGGGTGGGCAGGTTTCAAGCGCTGAAGTAGGGGTGATGCAGATATGAACAGCGAACGCATAGACCTTTTGGAAAGAGGGGATAACTTTGCGCCAGCCACAGCATCGGTGCATTGGCTGGGCTCTATTAATGTTCCAGCAAACAGCGAGGTTACGATACCGATTACTGTGGTAAGCGGAATAAGAGGAAATGTCTTCGAGTATGTCCCTTCAGCTCAGGCGTTGCGAATCAAACAGGCAGGAGTCATCGGACACTGGGTCAACGCGGTATTTAATGCAACCGGCGTAGCACATATCAACGTGTTGCTGCGTCAGGCGTCGCCGTTCCACGATTGGAGCTTGGCTGTGCAAATGTACTACTTGCACCCGCTATTCATTTTTGGTGTAGGCGGCGTGAGTTTTGTGGATGTTCCTGGTGGGGGCGCGAACTATCAAATACAAATTGTAAACAGCGGTGGTTCAGGGAGCTTTACTTTATCACAAATAACTATTCGTCTTGCCTACCTAGGCAGGCGATAGCGAGGCTGCTAGCAAAACAAAACGCGCCCGGTACTACAGTACCGGGCGCGTTTCTTTTCAATGGGGCCACGCTTTTGTGAGCGTGGAAACCGGCGAGACGAGCTGGACGCGGTGATGGCCAGGATGCTTCAAAGAGGCCACGCTTACAGAAGCGTGGAACTTGACTTCTCAGCCCTCAAGCGGGATAATCGTTCTTCTCTACTTAGAACCCTCGTTCGGGATATGCGTTTCGGGGCTACCACCCCTCGTCAGACTGAGTGGACCTGTGTTGATATTCCTTTCAATCAGATTAAGTACCAGGTCGTCTCAGTGACGCACATAAATTATATCATCATCTCGAGAGCTGTCAAGCAGCTCTCCGGGTCGCCACACCCGTCGGCGTATATCACTCGCCGCTGGATGTCCTCTGGCCAGTCGGCCAGCACCTTGCGCGTGTCGCGGATTCGCGGGCGCTCCATTTGGTTGCAGCCGAATGGAGATAGCCAATACACGCGCGGTACAAGTTGGGCGAGGCGAAAGAACGTGTCCTCGCCATCGTGGTCAGCGGCAATTACGATGGCGCGCACGTTACGCTGCCTGATGATTTGCTCGTAGCTCATGCCCGACAACCTTTCAGGCATGTATTCGACTGGCTCTGCGTTCGAGTGCGACACACACAATGTCCCCTCGCTGAGCGTGCCGTAGCACGCGACGGCAAAGGCAACGACGCTGCGCGCGAGCTTACCCATGCTCCCCGAAACATCCGGCAAGATGAGCAAGGTCGGTCGTCCCGACTCGCGTCTGCGGTCGTCCGCAGTCCACTGCCGCAGATAGCCTGCGCTCTTGATTGCAATCGCGCGCGCGTTCCAGCGCGGGCCTGGCCTCGTCTCGCCGCCCAGGAGCATTCGCCGGAATGCTCGGCGTGCACGCGCAATCATCGCGCGGTCAATCTGGATGTCAGCAACCCACGCAAACACGCCCCCGAACGACGAATGGGGGGTGCGTGACAGGTCGGCTTTCGATATGAAGGAGCGCCGGATGTTTTCCGACGCCGGCGCGCCGTCGCCAGCGGACTGAACGGATTCGCACCGTTGCTGGACAGCGATGCTGTCCAGCGCCCCGCTGGTGGCTTCCTCTGACGCGTGCGACGCCGCGGCAGAAGCATCTCCATGCTCCGCTTGGCCATCCGGCACGCTTTCCTCGCCATCGTCGTCGCCCGAAAACGAGGCGCTACCCGGACGTTGTTCGGCGTTCTCAGAGTCCCGGCCTTGGCCGTACGAGGATTCGTCCTCGCCCTGAACATCAGGGATTGACTCTGGATCGCCAGCAGAATCTTGCGATTCTGCTTGGGGTTCGCCATCCCCAGCCGAGGAGTTAGCGTCCTCACTAGCTTTCGCTAGAGAACGCAACCCCTTCGGCTCACAGGACGATTGCTCGACCTGCGCGAGCGCATCCGCGCTCGCCTCTGCCGATGACGACTCGTCGTCATCGGTAGAAGCCAGAGGAATGCGCGATAAAAAGCGCTGTATTGCGGGCGTTACGACTTCGGCGTAAGCCCACACGTCGCCAGCGACATCCACAAACAGATTCAGCTCTATACCGTCAATAGAAATGGTCATGCGCTGACGCCCTGCCATCATTTGCAGGACGTAAGGCTGGCGCAACGGGTTAAGTATTATGGCCTTCTTATTTACTGCCACGCCGCCACTCTCCCCATAGCAGCACTGGAAGATCACCAAGGGACTTAAGCGCGTTCTCGTCCTGGACATCCTTCAACAGATACCCACGAACGAGAAGGCGAACATCTTCCGTGTTATGCGCCAGCAACATGCCCCGCAGGAGCATCATTGCCTCCTGCAATGAAGGCGACGAACGACCGTTAGCACGAATCAGGTTCATCGCCTTCACAACTAACCTGATCGCGCCTGTCGGCGCGCCAGTAGCCTTCCTCAAAACGTCAGCCTCGATCTCCGGCGACAGGTACGGCATCTCGTACCTGAAGCAGCGCCGCTGAAGCGGCTCAATGAGTTCTCGCAACCCGTTGCTAGTTATGACCACAGCCAGTTGACGCGTGTCGGCGCGCCACCACTCGCCGTGGCGACCGTGAACTGTGCCGCTCTGGAGAAACTCCAGAAGCAAAGCATCGCAATGCTCTGAAGCTTTATCCCACTCATCCAGGAGAAGGACGACCGGCATGCGCCGCGACAACAACGTAGCGCGCAGCAACGCGCCGCGCCGGTATGTCTTGCTGAGCGGCATATCATGGCCGCCGGCAATCGCCGCTACGCGCGCTGGATCAACTGCTAAGAACATGTCCTCATCCGAAGTCCAGTGGTGAGCATAGTATTCGACCAACCGCCCACCCATGCCCTCGGCGAGCGCGCGTGCGAACGACGTTTTACCGACGCCGGGCGCGCCTGTGATGATGCACGCACGCACACCGTCATCGGCTCGCTCTGTTAGCAGGCGAGCAACTAAGCGGTCGGATGGTCGGGGGGTGTACCAGGGCGCAAACATGATCATTCCTTATCCAGATACAGGATTACTGAGACTGCCAGCTCTGCTAATATCTCATCGTATCTGGCGAAGTACGCCAGGTCAGCAAGCGACATTTCCACGCGATAACCAGCGCGATCAAGTAGAAAGACAGCGTACCGCTCCGGGAGACTTTCAAGTAGCATCCGGCGGAGAACGTCGGGCGAGAGTTTGAAGGCTCTTGCCTCAGGCATATCGGCAAGAGCCTTCAGCGCGACCGCGACCGGCATGTCCGCCAACCGGGCGACCTTCACCGCCTCACGCAGCTTGCGAAGGCTGCGTTTCATCATTCACAATCCTCCAGCGCAGGTGATTGCGGTCGTAAGTTGCGATGAAGTACTCGTAGTCTTCGTCGCCAGGCTGTATCTTGCCTTTCGTACCGGGGTCGCCGACCCGGTACTTGAGCTTGCATATTGCGATCAGTGCCTGGTCCGGCAACTGCGTAGCTGACCTGTTAACTTCTATCGGCACGCCGGAGATACGCTCAATGTGTTGAGCGGTCTCCGGATATCCGATGTAGCTGCGCAGGTTGCCGCGCCGGTGGGCATCGGCAATCAACTCAGCAAAGAACTCGCGGCTCACTCGCCGCAAAACATAGAGGCCCTCATCGGGCATCATTGCAGAGTTCAAAAGAATTGTGACCGTCATTTGTTCCTCCTTCTCTGTTCAGCCAGTGGCGCTTACTGCGCCACTGGCTGCACGACTATTTAGCTTCTCCTTCGATAGCATTAAGCACTTCTCTCAAAACATCAACATCCCCCGACCGCCACGCCTCGCGCGCTTGAGCACGCAGAGGGGAATCCGCGGGCAGTTCCTTCGCGCGCTCTGCCAGCTGCTGGCGCAGCGCGTGGACTTCATCCGGCAGCGCTGTCACTGGTTGCGGCTCGCTCACGCGCTGAGCGCCGGGGATAGTCTCAGCCTCGGACTCGTCCAACCAGCCGAGGCCAGCCAGGCTGAGAGTCAACCTGCGCTTAGCCTTCGTGAGAGCTTTCATCTCGGCGTTGGCCAGCGCGTCACCGCGCAGGCCAGCTACCGAGACTACGCCAATCTCTACATCTTCGCGCCCGTCGCGGTTACGACCGCGCACAGTCACGGTAATCAGATCGTTGTCTCGCTCGATCTGAACGTCAACGATGCTTATCCCGTGAATCGAGCGCAGTTGGTCTGCCGCCGCGCGCGTTGCATACAGCACCAGGCGGCCATTAAGCCGCAGGTACTCGAACGGGCGAGTCAGGGGATTGAGGCCAAGCGACTCGCAGACTGCTTTGTAGTACTCGATGCGCTGCGACTCGCTTAGGCCAGAAAGATCGCCGGCAACCAGGACGCGCTCAAGAGTGCTGGCGTTCACGGGATTGGTAGCGGGCAACTCACTCATGGCTAAATCTCCAGTGCGCCTGATGCATAGGCCAGAGCCTCTTCCAAGGTCTGGAACTTGAGATGGTATCCCTTTGGATTCTCCGCCTCGAATTCGAGAAGACGCCACTCGCCGTCTTTCTGCGCTGCAAAAATCCTTACTCTCCCTTCTCCTGGGAAGAGCCGAGTGATGTAGATGTAGGCGTGCCTTACTCCTGCGTCTATCTCTATCTCCGAAAGGTCCTTAAGCGCTGTGGGAAGTAGATTGCGGACCGCACGCTCTCTTTCGGTTTTCTCACGAGCGAGCTTCTCATGCAAGGCTTTCATTCGCGCTTGCTCTTCGGCAAGCCTCTGCTCGCGGATGGCAATGCCACGCTGAATAAGTTCGTCTAGAGTTAGTGTTTCGTTCTTCTCGTTCATCTTGGTCCTCCTTTTTGTCCCGGTGCTCGTGATGAGCACCGGGACGATAACTCAAACGCAACTACTATTCATGCTTCAAAGGCAATATCGCTATCATCCCCTTCGCTCCATCAGCCGCCGCCGATTAACGCGACAGGCATTAACGAATGCTTCAAGCTCTGCTTCGCTGGGGATCAAGTTGTAAGCCGCAAATGATGCTTTAGCCAGCTTATCAGGGTCCAATTCTGCCTTAAAATGCACTGCGGCAATACACTCCTCAGCCCATGCACGGATCGATCTTGGAGTGCGGATCACAGGTGGCGGGGGGACGATCATTTCCAGTAGCTCATGTACGCTCTTTGCTTCGTGCCTAAAATCTTCAGACTCCGCAATGAACCACTGACCAAAACAATCACGGCGGCGTCGCAGGCTTAGGCCGAATGCTGAGAGAATCTCTCTAGTCTTCATCTGTTCTCCTCCTTCTAGGATACTACACAGTATTGTATGCGCCCGCATCCGCCTGTCAAGGGGCGCGCAGCATTCTCATGAAACTCTAAGGCTTGGTCTCAGTTTGTGGATAAACCTGTGGATAAGTCTGTGGATAACACAATCTGAAGCGCATACGGCACTGTATTATGCAGTGCACTATGAGGAACTGGGAACAAGAACATATCGAGAAGAAGCACATGCTGACGTGTTACATCAGCCCAGGATATAAAGAGCGCATCAGGGAGCTTGCGCGTGCGAAGCGCATGAGCATCAGCCAGATCACGCGCGAGCTAGTCGAGTTCGCGTTGCCGCGACTCGAAGCGCAACATGATCTCGATGAGCGACCTTGAGCGGGCGTTCCGCGAGGAGCGTCCGCTCAAGGGCTTTATTGCTCCTGGTTTAGCGCTCAGCTATCAGCCGCGTGAGCATCTGGTCATCGGGCGGGCGGACCGCCGGCTGGATGCTGAAGACGTTGCTCTGGCCGTCGCGCTCGCACGCGAAGCATTCATCTTCCTGGTGCGCGAACCACAGTGCAAGGTTGTAGAGCTGAACGGCATTACCTGGTATCTTGCACGGTGGCCACTACAGCGTGAACTCGTGGCAGATCACATGCCACAAGGATGGAAAGGAGAGACAGATGAACCACAACCACTATCCCAAAAACCTTCTGTATTGCGCCTCATTTGAGGTTGTCGTCGGCACTGAACATTGCAGACTCTACTTATTTGCATCCAACGCCGAGCAGGCCGCGAAGTACACGTGGCCCACAAAGACTCGAAAGAGGACGCGATACGTCGTGTCGTGCGAGCGCCTAGCAGGCTTAAAGTACTCGGACGAGATCGAGGCTGTGGCGCATCGCTATGGCTTCGCCGACAATCGTCCCCACATCTGCGACGTGATGGAGAACCACAAAAGCCTGGCGAGTGTCATAATCGAGACAAACGCTTTGCGCTGGGCGCTGAGCTTTCTCCCAGATGATGCGGTAAAGACGGTGGCCATCAGCGACAAGGGATTGAGCATCCAAGGCGTGCCGCTGGGCGGAATCGCCCTGTACAGCGCAGAAATGCTCGTGCGAAGCAGGCCACTGCGTCTCCTCGTTAAGCAGATGCCGCGTGACGAGACGGCGCAAGTGGACATTTTGGGACATCGCCACGTGCGCGCGCTCAAAATCTCGCTGGGCATGGAGACTCACTACGTTTTCGATTACCGCAATGGGTTTACGGCTTTCATTCCGCGAGGAGACTAGAGATGTTCCAGAAACTAAAGAAGGCACTCTATACGGCTGACAACCCAGATGTTTTTGTAATCGTGCGAGCTGCTGATGACGGCTCAATTCAGGCATGGTCAATCGCGCGCTTTCGCGCGGCATGTGTGATTGCGCGAATAAAACATCAGCTAGGCAATGTGGAACTGCTTGTGCCCAAACACGCGCTGTTGCGCGCGAAGTCT